ATCTAAAGCCTGATTCCGTAGGCTACGATAGATTAAATTCTTAGCATCCTTCTCTCCAATTGCTTCCCATTCATCTAACTTATTAGGGTGCTCAGCAAACCATTGATACAGGCTCTGTCTTAAGTCATCAAGTTCTACCATCTCAAACTTGCGAGAGTATTCCAGAGCGACAGCATCTACTACATACTGCCAATGTTGAATGCGTTCCCAGTTCATAGTAATTTAGTTCCCCATTTGATATCTAACATACCGACTTTCTTCATTCGGTTGTTGGTGTTTTGGAATTCGGTTGTGACGGGAAGCCATTTGTCTTGCCACTTCATATCGAATTCATTCTTAAGTATGGAATCAAGGTCAAAAAAATATACCCCTTGCGGGGTGTAATTCACATAGCAAGGTGCGTAAGATAACTTCCCCGCCTCTACGACAAGGAAATCAAACTTATATTTCTCAATAAGCAGTTCATCGTAGTGAGTGTTTCGTGACTTAAGTTCTATAAATAATTTCTTCTCATCTGATTTACAGTCGAAGCCATCAAACTCAGACTCGGAACGAGATAGGTCAGGATATAGATTATCCTTCAGCCACTCGAATAGTTCGGGCTCTCTCATAAACTCCTATGTTCTTTTGTTTCGGATAGTAAATCTTCTATCCTGATTAGATAGCCCGTGGATTTATTAGGTGGTATTTCACAGGTTATTTCTCTTCCATACTTTGACACAGCACTTCTTAAGACTTCAGTTGGGATTATAAACACAGAACTTTCTAAGACAAAGGCCCAGTAGGATGCCTCACTGACAGATAAACCTGATGGCTCCCAAGACTGAGAGTTGTTATACCAACATCTAACTTCGATATAAACATTGTTCGTCTCGTGCCATCGTCTATCTCGCTTTACTTCGACAGTCTTACCGCCAGTAAGTAGTTCATCTACTAATGACTCACCTACCCTGCCATAAGAAAAATCTAAATCAAACGAAGAGTTCTTCACTTCTCACTTTCCCATTGCTGTCTTAAGACTAGAAGGCCGATGATGGCGTAGTTAGCCAAGTCTTTGAAGGAGTCTTCGAGCGATTCGTATTGTGGATTATAGATTCCTTTATCGACGAGGTTGTTAATGCGGGCAAGTTTGTCCCACATACGAACTCGCAGTCCATTGACAGGTCCACCTGGTGATTCGCTAATGTTCTTCGGACCGTAATCAAAGTGCTTTTGTAATAGTAATATTTTAAGTTCATTGAAAGTCTCTTCTACATTTTGGACGAAAGCAGGGGGATTACTATTGTTAGAGTTAGAGTTTGCTTCTCTGATTCTACTTGCGTAATCTGATAACCCATCCTTGTTAGATGCTCTGTAATCTGCCATACTTCTTCACGCTCCGCTTTCGTCAGTTTCATCGGGTTTGCTTTCATCTAGTAGTGTCTTAAGACTTGAATCAAACTTCAACATTTCAGACCCAACCACAACTTCTTCGATGATTTCATCCAAGACTTCACTATTAGATTCAGCAGCGTAAAGTGTAACATATGTGGATTGTGTTATTTGTCTGATTTGTTCTGGTTGGTCTGCGTGTTCATAGATAAACCTAAGTAGGCTACCAACAAGGAGCCTGACCCCATTGGGCAGGACTATCGCTGGGTCGAACTCATCTCCATCCTCTAGGTGGTGGTCTACCATTTCAAAAGAGTTGTCGAAATGCTCCCCACATCCGTCACAATATAGGTCTTCCTCATTCATCAATGTATCTTCTGTCTAATTGCTTCCGCCCCGTTTGAAATATAGAACGAGTTAACATCTTCTCCGTCTGGGAATTGGACGATAGTAACTGGTAGTTCTCGGGCGAGGCTGGTAGCAAATTCTTTTCCAGGCTGGTCCCCGTCAGCAAAGACATAGACTCGTTCGAAATCGGCAAGGAGTCTCGTGTAATGTTTCTTCCAACTATTAGCCCCTGGAACACCAATACAAGGAATACCGACACAGGAAGACATAGTAAGAGTATCCAACTCGCCTTCACATACACCAATAAAATCACCTGCCCGCTCAATATCAAGAACATTATACATTTTAGTATCAGCCCCAGTGAGTCCCATATACTTCGGCTCCACTGCAGGATTGAGCGAACGAAACCGTAAATCCACAACGCCAGTCTTAGTAACATAAGGGATACTCAACCTTCCTTGATACGCTTCGTGTCCTACTTCAGCCTCTACGACTACGCCTAATCGAGCCAGCCGTGCTGTCTCCATTGGAATGCCTCTGCTTTTGAGGTAATCTTCCGCCTGATAAATGTTTGCCGCGTACTTGTCCGCTGCTCGTCCCAGTAATTCCTTCTGCAATGCGCTTTGCTTCATTGATATTCACATTCTCCTGTCTGGCTATGATTTGTAAACTGTTTCCCTGCACTCCGCAGGCAAAACAGATGAAGATATTTTTACCGAGGTTGGCTGTACCACTTTGGTGAGTGTCCGAGTGGAAAGGGCAACGGAGATTAACTTGCCCGTGGGTTGCTCGAAGATTTGCTCCATAGTGACGGAGTACTTCCGCGATACTAGGTAGGTCATTTACTTCCTCTCGTCTAGCCATTGTTCCAAATCCTGTATGACCCAAGCCTTCTCTATGCCTGCGTTGCGCCGTTTAACTATGACGAAGGCAGGTGGTTCTGTCTTAAGACCACGAGCCTTCGTATAGTTCTTTGTTTCTACCTGAGCCTCGTCCCAGAAAGCAGGTAGGTCCATCTTCTTTCGGTTCTTAAGTTCTAAGATGTATGTTTTACCAGCAACAATAGCGACAAGGTCGCCCTCATCTTTGGCTCCAGTCTTAGTGAGTCGTTCGCATACAGCACCCATAGCCCTAAACCATTTCATTACATCGGTTTCAAACTGAGCACCTTTGCGACCATTAGGATTTGCCATAGTAAAATTCAAATCCAATATAGATAAAGATTAAATCTACATCAAGGTAATTACGGTGCAAAGAAATACCCAAAGCAATTCTATTAAAAGAAAACCCTGCGGTAAACCATAAACGATTAGTTAGTCTTTTGTTAATTGATGATTTAGTAAGCACTTTTATCCTTTTCTAGTATGCGTATTGCCCAGTCTAGTCCATCCTGGACACCTTGTGTATATTCATCTTTGACTTGCGGTTTGGCATCATTAATCTTTTGTATGCACTTGGCATTATGTCTTAAGTATTCAGCCTGAGCCATCTCTTTGGCGTGTATTTCTAAATAATCATCATCCATAATCGCTCCTATGCGTTCTCTGGGATGTCTTCAATATACATATATTCAGGGTTAAATGCTAACCACGCGTTAAGATTTGCATTTGCATCTGCCCTACCGTAGCGGTTTTTGACAGGCGCAACAGCCATTGCAGTTCCGACAACTCCGAGAGTACAGATAAGCGCTGGGAGTTGAGCAACCTTTCCTTGGAGTGCAGACCTTGGCTGACACGGTTTGCCTTCCACAGCCTCCGATGTATGATGTAGTACGATAATCGCAGCGTTAGTCGCTCTAGCAAGGTACTTCAACTCCTTCATAATCGCCCTCATAGAGGCGAACTCTTCGCCCCCGTCAGTGGCTACATCCATCAGGTTATCTACAAATATCGCTACAGGAGGGCAACCCCAAAGTTCTTCAAAGGCTTGAACCTCTTCGTCTATATCAACCAGACTAGGGCTAGATTCAAAGGACCATACAATATGACTTCCCTTTGCTAAGACAGCCTTAGTCCAACCTAAATCATTTTGTAATAGATACTCAACGTCAGTTTGATTCTTACCACTAATCATTGAGGCTAGGCGCATAGCCATAGTATGTGCATTGGTATCTGCTGAGATGTAAAGGGATGGAACTTTCATCTTAAGTGCTAAACCTAGGGCTAGTGTTGACTTACCTACACCTGGCGTTCCCGCCATCATAGAGACTTCTGCTCTACGAAATATAATTTTATTAGTTTCAAATGCTTTGAACACAGCGGGCAACGGTTCACCGCCTATGTCAGTTCTACCTACTGACCTTGCTAAAGTTTTCATCTTGCTCCTGTCTTAAGTTGAAACCACTCACTACCTTCCCCGAACAGCAAGTGGTTTCAATTCGTTAGATTAGTTAGTTAATGGGAGTGCACTGCTCTGGGCCCATTGGTAACGGACAAGACCAGAACGCATATGGTTTTCCATTCTTTTTACTTATGCCACTTTTCCACGTCCTAGGTCCGTGAATACAGGTAGGGGATGCTTGCTTTGCCTGGTCTGGAATTGAGGATGCTGGTGGCGGAGTGACGGGAGTTGAAGCGGGCGTCACTAAAGGGAGTGTTGTGTACGCTGCCTGAACCATCTTAGCAGTTGCTGCTATTTGAGTTGAGTAGTTAGATACGCCTTCTAGTAAGACGCTAAGTTCGTCAGCGGTATTAGCGCGGACGTTAATCATATCGGCATCCTTAGATGCAGATGATTTGATGGAGACTTGAATCTTCCAATCGTCGTTGTTCATTTATTCTCTTTCGTAAATGTGCAGTGTTCCGTGAGTCCACAGTAACTGCAACTGGATAGGTTAGGAAGAAATATACCAGCCTTACGGGCTTTA